TAGTAGCTCCTTTAAAAGCGAGTTTGTGTTTTGTGAACCCTTTCGGCGTTCATACCTATTTATAGCACATACTTCGATTTACCAGGTTCGGGTATTCCCCATATCTCTTTACAATAATCCCGTATTGATCTATCGGAAGAAAAGAAACCCGACCTAGCAGTGTTGAAAACCGACATACGTTGCCAGTTCTTCCAGTCCTTCCATGCACTACTTACACGATCTTGTGCATCACAGTAATCAGAGAAATCTGCCATTACACAGAAGGGATCATTATTCAATAGATTATTTAATAGTGGTTCAAACTTTTCTTTATCACCATTACTAAAATGTCCACCCTTAATAAGATTGATTGCTTCCCATAATTCTGGACTCATATAATGCTTAGGTTCATATCCGTTTGCCCATAGATCTGCTATTCCTTTCTCATCATTACCAAAGAGGAAGAAATTATCTTCACCTACAAGATCACGTATCTCTACGTTAGCACCATCAAGGGTACCAATAGTTAAAGCACCATTCATTTGGAACTTCATATTACCTGTGCCAGATGCTTCCTTACCCGCAGTGGAAATCTGTTCGGATAAATCAGCAGCAGGATATACTTTCTCACCAAGTTTAACACTATAGTTTGGAAGGAAAACCACACGCAACTTACCATCCATATCAGGATCGGTATTAACTACTTCTGCAATACTACAAATAAATTGAATTATCAATTTTGCCATATAGTATCCTGGTGCTGCTTTACCACCAAAGATTATAGTACGTGGAACTATATCATGACCATTCTTAATGCGAAGATACTGAGCAACTACCCAAAGAGCCATAAGATGTTGTCTCTTATACTCATGGATCCTCTTAACCTGCACATCAAACATACTTGACGGATCAACAGATATTCCAAGTTCGTTATGAATATACGTGGCAAGATTATGCTTTCCAATTACCTTACATGTAGCATACTTTTCGATAAATCCTTCATCATCTATATGATTCTCCAAATTCCTCAGTTCTTCACCATCAGTAATCCAATGAGGTGCATACTCATCAAGAACTTCTGTAAGTGGGGTATTAGAAGATGCTACCCATCTACGTGGAGTAACTCCATTAGTTACATTAGTAAACTTATGAGGCCATAGATCATTAAACTCTGGCATCAACTGAGTCTTAACTAACTCAGAGTGTAGTGCAGCAACACCATTAACATGATGTGAACCTATGGTGGCAAGGTTTGCCATACGTACTGACTTATTACCATGCTCATCAATAATAGACATCTTCTCTAGCATTGAATCATCACCAGGATAATTAAGTCTCACCACCTGAAGGAACCTTCTATTAATCTCATAGATGATCTCCATGTGACGTGGAAGAAGTGTCTTAAAGAGTTTAAGATCCCACTTCTCTAATGCCTCTGGAAGAAGAGTATGATTAGTATATGAAATACTCTTACTTACAATCTCCCATGCAGGTTCCCAATCAAAATGTTTAAGATCCACAAGGATTCTCATCATTTCTGCAACGGCAACAGCAGGGTGAGTATCATTAAGTTGAACTTGATACCTATTTGGAAACTCTTCTAAAGATACATTACACTTCTCCAAATTACGAACCATATCATGAAGAGAAGCACTAACAAAAAAGAATTGCTGCTTCAGTCGTAGCATCTTACCGGCATCAGTACCATCATTAGGATAAAGAACCTTAGAGATAGTTTCAGAAGTAACACTCTGCTCTACTGATCCCATATAGTCCCCAATATTAAATGCATAGAAATCAAAGATCTCTGTGGCATCTGCCCTCCACAATCTCAATCGGTTACAGCAATCAACTCTGTATCCCAACTGCATCACATCATAAGGAACAGCAACTACGGTCTCACTAGGAACCCACCGAACCCTATAATTATCTCTATCCGAAATATAATTCTCTACTCTTCCACCAAATCCTACAAGAACAGACTCATTGGGTTGGGCAAGTTCCCATGGCCAATTTCCATGCAACCAATTATCAGTGACCTCCATCTGCTGGTTTTCTCTGATAATCTGTTTGAACATGCCAAACTTATACCTTATACCATAACCAGTAGCAGGTATTTTAAGAGTCGCTAAGGACTCCATATAACACGCTGCAAGGCGACCTAAACCACCATTACCTAATCCAGGTTCCTCTGCTAAATCAAGCACCTGCTGTAGGGTTAAATCATATTCATTTAACGCTTCTTCTGCTTCCTTCCTAATCCCCAAATTAAGAAGATTATTTCCAAGCTGTGGACCAATTAAAAATTCTGCTGATAGATATGCTACTTCCTTATCATTATTGCATACTGGTGGACCAAGATGATAAGTCATCATCTGATCCCTCACTGCATAACATAATGCCATGTAAATATCATGAGCACTGGCAGTCTCTGGTCTCTTTCCAAGTGTATAGAAGAGACGCTCTGAGATGCCATTATAAAGATTGTTCATTGCAAAAATTTCTTTTTCAAAGGAGGGTTAGGACGTCTTCTCTTACCATGCATATGAGTAAGATAGAAGTTAGAATAGTTAACGATCACTAGAAGAATCAATAATATAGTATTAACCATTATTCCTCCGGTGTTTTACCTTTCTTCCCTATATTATACTTCTGTTCTAGCACCCAGTCACCTTTGTCTTTATATGCTAATACTTTTATTTGATTTAAAGGTGCAATATCGGCGACAGAATCTGGTTTTACTACTGAAATAAGTCCCCAATCAGCCAATAGACGAGCAATGCGATTACGTCGCTGTACGTCATTAAGTGTAAGATTAGCATGTTTCCCATCTAGAGCAAATAGCTCCTTAAAATGCACAATAAAATATCTACCTTGCTTATGCAAAATATGACATGACTGATAGAGTTTTTTCTCCTTTCTCGATGCTACTCCAATTCGTGTTAAAGTCTCACGAACTTTTAAAAAGTCATCAGGTTCATTCAGAAGTACCTCCACCATTTGGTCTTGCGACCATTTTACTTCCGGTTCTACCGTAGTAGTCATTTCGAGCCTCCAGTTTCAAGTCTTTGTTTAATGTAATCGAGTTGTTGTTTTGATAAAATTTTCAGTGCTTGAGATGCTTTCTCATTACTATAGCCATAGTATTGTTTAACACATTGGAGATCCGTGACTTTTTCCTTACGGAGCCAGGGAGAAAATCTCTTCTTTTTCCTAAGTGTATTTAGATAAAAACTATATTGCATATCTTTGTCTAGGTGAGGATACCTATTCATTTCATTTGCATACATTATACAATCAATATGACCACTCAGACACCGATTGACAATATAAGGAGGATACTCTTTAACAACACTTGGATCTTCTATTAAATTCTCCTTTGTGAAATTAATAGAATTCAACCAATCCTTAAGATCCATACTCATCATCAAAACCAGGATTAAGATCTGCCCATACATCTGATGCTATTATAGGCTTATCTTCTGCCAATGCTTCAATCATTTCAGGAGGTAAATGATCAATTGACTGTGCTTCCATTGTTGAATATGGATCAATCTCTTGCATTAAAGCATCTGTATTTCTAATTAGATTACTATATTTCTCATCAGATTTAGCAAATTCCTGTTCCTTCTTTGTTGTATAATGACAAACTATAGGATAAAAATTTTCCTGGTGCTTCTGCTCAATCCACCCATGAGTCACGTCCTGAACGGCGAATAAACCGCCTACTGCACCGATTCGACTCAATATAGTCCACATTACATATTCATCTAATATACGTCGATTTGGGATAGGAACAAAGACTTGATTGGTAGTAACCTTATCCATCAACTCAATCATATCATCCAATGACTGAACAATCAATTTATGGACACTATCATTAAGTAACAGAACTCCCATACAGAATTTATACATGGGAGCAATACCACCCAAATCATATATCCCTACATCAACCATATCCAACTGTTCTCTTATATTCCTTCCTCCTCCAGTATTGGGATCATGACGGAATCCCATCTCCTCTCTACCATATACCTGACAAGTGCAGTAAGTATCAAAGAGATATTGAACATCCTCATAAAAGATAACATCAGAATCTACATATAGAATATTATAATTATCCTCAAAAAATTTAAGATTACACCATCGATGAATAAACAAATGGTTATGATCAAATCCTTCTACAAAAGGTGTAACCCTTACGTTATATTCAGTACTGAAATAAAGGGGAACAAGAGAAGGATTATCACAAAACAAATAAACAGGTATTTCACTATTAAACTCCCTTAAAGATTTGATACTATGGTCAAAACGCCTCATCTCATGAGCATTAATATGATCATGAGAACTTACTTTATAAGAATAAAAAACAATATTGGGAAAATTATTTTCTCGACACCGAAGGGAATCTAATTTTTGACGTGTAGTTTGCTTCATAACGAATAATTCATTAATAATAATTCTTTTCTTGTTTTCTGATCTCTCATATACTCACCTACGGAACGCATTGTATATGTAAGATCAAACTCAGCAGCAGTCCAATTCTTAAATCTATCTTTGACTAACTGATCTGAATTATAACTGATAAGCATTGAAATGTCATGTTCATCACAATCAACAGCAAACTTATCATGATCAAATCCTTTATGCATAGATCCCTTCTTACCATAAAGATTATCCTTAATATCATAAGGAGGATCTAAGTACATAAAGACACCATCATGGATATTCTGTGTCATTAAGTGCTCATAAGAATAACCATTTATGTGCCAGTTGGAGATGATTTCAGAGTATCCAGGTAATTTCTCAATCCCCCGTACTGAAAAATTGCTAACGGAAGCTTGAGGTGAAAAACTAGAGCTCTCAGTGAGACCGCTAAAACTGCACTTGTTAACAATATAAAAAGCCACAGCGCGGTCAAGGGATGAACTATTAGTCTTGTTAATAAGAGACTTGGAGTTATTAAATAATTCTCTTGCTGAAGTTGGATCATTGTGAGTTGACTTGTAATTTAATAGTTGATCCTTTAATTCTACACCAAACATCTGGAGATTGCTCCAAAAGTTTACAAGAGGTTCATAAAGGTCATTTACCCATATCTTGAGATGTGGATATTTCTTACTAATATGTATCGCAACACTCCCTCCACCAAGAAAAGGTTCACGAAACTCAACATAGTCTCGTAGATCAGGAAAATACTGATCCATCTTAGTAATAGCACGAGACTTGCCACCAGGGTAGCGCAACATCGTTTTGTAAGATTTTGGATTTTCAGCAGGTCCCTTCATTTATTTTTCCCATAATAAATTCATACTTTTCTGTTCTACGATTACCAATCAGGATAATAAGATATATTAGAGATATACTCATATATTAAACTCCATCCAAACTCAAAAGTATTACCCATTTCATCTTGAAGATAGAAAGGAATATTTGGATGCATCGTTTTTGCTCTGTAGTAATGAGCAACTACATTACAATCGTCATCAATATGACGTTCTTTTTCTAATTCTTCTTCAGTCATTAATAAATTTTAGGTTGCTCTAGAGTCTCAATCAGTTCAAATATACTACCAGACATCAAACGATATCCAGTGCCAACATACAACTGTCCCACTAATACTGATATAGTAGCAGCACCCCAGAAAATATAATAAAACCTAGACTTAACTTGGTTTCTCTTTTTTTCTTTTCTACTCACCTGAATCTCCTCATAAAGATCTTTATTAGTTATCATGTATTTCATGCAGAAGGCATTTTTCTTTTCACTTCCTCATTTTTTAATTGTCTTTCCAATTCAAATTTGATGGTAGTTAATGGATGAATAAGATAATTCTCCCATTCATTCTCATGAAGAAGATCCTCTAAATGTGCCACATGTTCTAACGCAAATACTAGTTTAACATGATTATTCATTTTTGGCATAGTTCTTTTAATAAAAATAAACTATGAAGTTCTAATCCTGCTTCTTTCATTGCCTCAGCACCACCCTCCTCACGATCTACCATAGCCACAACACGTTCAACTACATAACCAGCATCACGAAGTTTCTCTGCTGCTTTAATGGCAGACCCACCGGTTGTAACCACATCTTCAAGAACAGTAACTTTAGTCCCCTTAGACACCTCTGGACCTTCTATCCATGCCTGAGTACCATGTCCCTTTGCTTCCTTACGTACAATCAATGCATTAACTAATCTACCATCCAAAGCAGATACCAAAGAAACTCCACTCACTAAAGGATCAGCACCAAGAGTTAATCCTCCCACTATACCAGCATCAAGTTCCTTTAACATTAATAAACTAGTAAGAGTGAGTCCCCTACCCGTTAGAGTTACTGGTTTACAGTTTACATAATGCTCACTAGTCTTACCTGAAGAAAGAGTAAACTCACCTTTCTTATAAGCATCTTTCTTTAATAGTTCTAAAAGTTCTTCTTTCATTTTGGTAAATTACCTCCTTCTTCTAAATCTTTAATGGGAAAGGTGACCATCTTCTCCCAAGGAGATAGATTATCAAATAGAACAGCAGCTCTATCTCCACTAATTCTCTGAACAAATCCCACATACCCTCTGTATATTGAGGTGGGATCTGAAACCGTAACTGTAGTACCAGGTAAAATCATGATAACTCCTTAATTTTGTCTTTCCAGTACTCCTGGTCTTCTTCAGAAATCCAAGGATTATGCCGTTGTATCCAAGCATGTTGTAACCATTGTTTATTACCCCAGTCCTTTCTTGGTTCTTTAATATAATCCTTTAAGCTCATCTAAATTCACACTCCACCATTATTTCAGTAAGACATGCAAGCATATTTATTTC